CATGTGTATATTTGTTTCATGTTTAACAATTTAAATTTTAACACTATGAAAACAAGAGAAAAAAAAGGAAAAGGTATTTGGGTAGTAGAAGGATTAGATTACTATTCAAACAAAGTAAAATATCACCTACCCATGCCTAAAAAAGATGTTTTAAAAATATGCGATATGCTTCGTATTCGCATAAAATCTATTTTATTTTACAAAAATTCAGAATGCGAAAAATACGGAATTTTTCCCAACACTGAAATAGGTAAAGAAAGGTATTGGTGTTAAAAAAAAATAAAAAATAATAATTAAGGGGGCTTTTGCTCCATTTTTTATTAAAAAAAATGAAAACTCTAATATTAGCCATTGAATCCCGCTACGGGTGCTATGCTCGGCGGGTTTTTGAAAAAGAATTGCGGGACGGCATACTCCCCCGCTACTTCCGGCGGCGCCCCGACCGGTTGCCGAAAACTCCTGTATTAGAGGAAGTGTCCCCTGACGGCTTGTGCCGGTTCAGGGACGAATTTCTCCAATATGTTTCAGAAACTGCCCGGAAATTAGGGAAGGAAATCACTATAATTTAAGTTATAGGAAAGTTTTAATTGAAGGGGGTATATTTATACCCCCTTTTTATTTTCTTTTCTATAAACGAAAAAAACACGCTAAAATGAACTACTTTCTACTATTGATGAAACCCTCCGCTGCGTATCGGTAATATCCGTCTCAACCACCACCGCTTTAATCAGCATATTGTCCTTCTTTTCAATATCCTGAGTGCCAACTCCCTGCGGCAATAATGGCTGCAATGGCTGTTCTGGTGCTGTTGCACCGGCACCACCCCCTCCAATACTCGGCACTGCCGCACCGGCTGAAACATCGCCACCCCCTCCTGCATCGCTGCTTTCCGGGAACTTCTGCATTGCTATCGTAGCAATCTGAATTGCTCCTAAACCTGCCGAAAGACCAATACGCACAGGGTCTGGCATTGACTCGGTAATCGCCTTCGCCGTAGCCATTACGGCTTTTGCGATATTGATACCTTTTTCTATATTGAATTTGGCTCGCATGATTTTCTTTTCTTCCTGACTTCCTTTCTTCACTCTGTTTAATTGCGTCTGAAAGAAAAGATTTGAAAGACCATCCATGACTTGGAAAGATAGTTGAGCAATCTGTTGTCGTTGTGCTGCGATTTGCTTTTCGTTTTGAATTTCCTTTGCTTTTTTATCTTGCCTCAATTTTTCTTCATTCTGTGCAATCTTCATCAATCTTTCACGCTCAATCTGCACAAGCATATCATTCTTTTGCTGAGCCGTTAACGCTTCGTTTTCCAATATTAACTTTTTCTTTTGTTCCAAAAAATCTAATTCAATCTTCAATTTATCTTCTGCTGAAATCAAAGCAAGTTCCTTCTCAAACTCTAATGCCTGTAATTTATCATTGTATTCTTTTTGAATTGCTTGCTGCTTCAAATCATCTGTTTGCTTCAATATCTCTTGCTCACGTTGCAACGTTTGCAACTCAATGTTTTTATTTATTTCATTTATTTTCTTCGCTTTCTCTTCTTCTGTTAACGCATTGCTTTCAAGTATCAGTTGCTTCTTTTTCTCTGCAAACTCTTTCTCAACCTTAAATTTATCTTTCGCAGTTATCAAAGCTTTTTGCTTTTCAAATTCAATATTAGCAATCTCTTCTTCTAATAATTGCTTCGCTCTTTCTTTCTTTTTATCTTGAATTTCCTTCCAATGCTTCAAACGTTCTTCATGTTCTTTCTTCTCTTCTTCTGTTTGTTTTCTTTTCTCTCTAACTTCCAACGCAATCTGTTCCGTAGCAATATCTCCTAACTGCTTTCTCAAATCTGCTAATTTCTTTGCATCGTCTTCACTCAATTTCCCTTCCATCTCTTTGAGACGAAGTATTGCAATCTGATTAGCGATGTAATCTTTTTGCAATTGTAATTTCTCACGCTCAATGTTTATCGTACTGTTACCGTATGCTTCTGCTAATTTCTTCTGTCTTTCAAGTGTTGCTGTTTGTTCATTGTACTTCGCTGTTAACTCATCGTTCAATTTGTTTAATGCTTCAATCTTGCGTGAGTATAAGCCGAGAAATTCACCAACCGTTTTAAATGCTTCACCAACCGCATTAACTGCGTCTGTCAGGAATTTAAATTTATCTTTTAATTCATAAACGGCAACGCCTATTGCAGTAAGAACTGATGCGATGATAAACAAAGGATTGGTTAGCAATGTTGTTTTAATCGCAACAAAAACATTATTTAAATCTTTGAAATTGCTAATCGCTTGTGTGATGTTGCTAACCGCTTGCAATCGCACCATCGTTTTATTCAATTCTTCACTCTCACTTCCTGTCAATGCAATAATTCCTGACAACGCCTGAAAACCATTAGCAACGCCTGATACAGATGTTTGCAATGTATCAATGCTATTACCAGCAGCAGCAATACTTTGCTTCAAATCTTTCAACTCTTCCTTTGCAGCAGCTAACCGCTTGAATGCGTCCTGCCACTCTTTTGTCCCTTTCTGCGCCATCGCCAACTGCTGGCGTGCTTCTTTTATCTCACGGTTGATGTCTCCGATACTCTTTTCAGCATCGCTACCATCAGCCCCTATCTTAATTGTCAAATCTTTGTCTGCCATATTAAATAAATATTATATCAATGATTATTTGTCCTGATATTAACGCAGCACCGGTAACGCTAATTGTATCTGGCTGCGTTAAAACATTTGATGTGTTAATTATAATCCCGTGTGTATCAACATTTGAAACTAATTGCGAATTACTGTTTAATGAAATAGTAACAGGAACATTAAATGATGAAGTAACACGATAAGCAATTGCAAATACTGCTTTTTCTGCAACTATTTCAAAAGTAAAAGGAATATCAGTGTAATTTATTACAAAAGTTTTATTGGCAACATTAACAGCGTTATTCTCTTTTATTTCTTCACCACCTGAAAACACTTTCTTTTCAATGTTCAACAATTTCGCAGAAACATTACTTGCGTCAATGTTATCACTATTGACAACATTAGCATTGACAACCTTTGCCGTCGGCGGGTTTGAAATAGGCGGCATTTCAATGATTGGCGTAGTAGAGAACTCAATTATATCTGTATCAATTATTTTAATGAACTCAACCGTCGCAAGGTCTTTGTGATTAACATTCCAATCATTTATCTTCGAAATAATCCAATAATTGTTATCAAAATAGTATATCTTATCCAAACGCAAATCAATGTGCGCGGGCACTGCAACTTGCACCGAGTAAAACAAATTATTTTTGTCTAAAATGTTCCTGAAAAATTTATAAAAAAATGAATAATAAATATTGCGATTAGTTACTGCATTTGTTGGAAAGTAAACTAATTTTGGCGTATCAAAAACTAAATCAAAATCAGGTAATTGTGCGTATTGAAATAATTGCGTCCATGATGATTGAGCAACGTTTGTCCACAAGTGCGTTGCAATAGGTGGCTGTATTGATGGATATGATGAGCTATTATTAAACACGTTGTTTAAATTATTATTGGTATATTCCAATCCTTCTGTTATCAATAATGGCTGCGTCGCTGCTGGTGCTACTAACTTCCCATTCCATAATACCAATGATGGCGGGTATTCCGCCGGTTCTCTTTTTCCATCTTTCACGTTGCAGAATTGAGATAAAATCACTCCTTCGTATATCGCAGGCGGTGTGCTGAATATCACCGTCTCTTCTTTCTTATCTTTCCTATACATCCACTCTGTATCAATCAACACTTCTCCATATTCAGCACCTGTCTTTTCTTTGTGGTCTTTCGCCGCAAAGGAATTGTTTTGTTTTAATTTAAAAGATAAATAGCGTGATGTATAATCATTTACAAGCAATTGTTTTTTCGTTTTCAAATCAACATACTTATTTATATCAATCACATTTACTGCGTCGTAGAAAGTATCAAACGTATCAAGTTTTATCACGTTTTCATTTTCAATCTTATAAAACAAATTAAACATTTTCATTAAATTGCGAACAAATTCACCCGCAGTAATATCAGGCATTAACTCTTTTATTTTTATTCCGGTTGAACCAAATGCGTAATTGTAAGGGTACGCATAAATTTCTGTTGGCGGATATTGGTCAAATTGAATGTAAGTGCCATTTGGCGGCATTAAATAAAATTGCCCTGTTGATGATACTGTAATTTCAATCCACATCTCTTTATTTAATCTATGCGGAAAAATGTGTTGAAAAATTGTATTTCCAAAATAATACTCAAATTCATACTCCTGATAATTAGTGCTGCTTATAAAACCAATACATTGCATTGGTATGCTCATATTAACTTCATGCGAATCATTCATTGTCGGTGAATACATCTTTAATTTAATCGGAACAACTACGGTTTGATTCAAAGAAAATGGCGGAGTGCTGAATTGCGTGAAAAACCTGACATACAAGCGTGCGTTTAATTTTAATGAAAAAAGAAAATCATCAATATAAGAAATCTGATATAATGTATTATTCCAATGATTAGCAGGGTCTGTTTCTATGATTGCATTTATCTTGTGATTTATTTTATAATAATTCCCAGCAGAGAAACTACCATTTATTGTTGACACAGTAACATTATGCTTCGCAGTGAAATAATTATTTTGCTGATGAGTAATATCACGTATCTTACGCCAATCGTGCCGTGCAACTAACGCAAGGAAATGAAATATTTTAAAACGTAAATCAGAAGTATTGTAAATCACACTATTACTGTCTACCTGATAACCTGCTTTATTAAAACATTTCTCTAACACTTTATTTGTGAAAATAATCGGAATAATATTTCTGCTATCAGAAGCACTCGCAGCATATCTTGGATAACCGTTATCAAATAATGCGTAAAACACAGGATATGCCGCAGATGTAGAAGGTAACGATGGTGGGTCGTTGAACTGTGCTGCAATTGCATCTGTATAATTAAATGTGTCTGAACTATCCCACACATCAGCAAGTTTTATTTCGTCTAATTTTTTAAAAACATCACCAACATCACCAATTACCACACATTCATATTCGTATGATTTGAAATTATCATTGATACGAACAAGATACATCTTGCCTCGCAACACTTCAATATCATTGCGATATATCACTACATTAGCGCCGTTTTTTACATCAAAATTCCTGTCAACTGAAACGTTATAGACCTTCGCAAAATAAATATTATTTCTTTCTGTACCTTTGAATACAATAGTTTTACTGTAATCACTTTTCTTCTTGGTTACATCTCTAATCTCAAATATATTCTTTGTTATCGGTACAACAGTGCTTTCGTCAATATCTAATTGCACCCAACCTTCGTTGGGGATATTCATTAGTATCTTTGTTTGAATCAGCATATTAAACCGTTATTGAATAACCAACATTGAGCGTTACTGTTACTTGATACACCTTGTCAGTGCGATATTTCTTTATTTCAACGCTTTTATCAACAACATGGCAACGTTGAAGATTGCCGTTATCAAACGTGTTAAACCACACGTATTTAGACGTGAATAAATCCGCAATTCCTTCCATATCTGCATCGTTATCAATCATTGTGCTTGTTGCTTTTATCTGATAGTCAGCACGTGAGTAATATGTATCACCGAACTGATAACCATCACTTGCGTTTTTGCTTTTGTTTAAAATAATTTCAGTTTTATTGACATTCCTTGTAACTTTGAAAACAGGAAAATACCAACTATCAATCTGTCCGTTTGAATTAAGCCAATACAACATTAAACCATCATTTTTTAAACATCTTACAATGTCGTATTCAAATCCTCCGATGATATTCTTATTCACGTGGTCATCATATTGATATATCACGAAAGTATTATCAATTGAATAATTTGAAACTAAATCATAAAAACTAAAAGATAGCACGGCGTCTTTCGTTGTTCCAATCATCGCATTAAACAAAAGATTGTTCACCGAAACAGGCACATACTGAGGTAAGAACGGGTTTAATATTTGTGCGGAAGATGGAAATAAAATCTCATAATATATCTCACCACTTATAATATTAATATTATCTGCAACCAAATTGCACCATAAGTAATTAAACGGCACATGAAAATACTTTCTTAACTTCCTTCTATCAACTTGTCCAGTACTATAATTACTTGAAACGTTTTCAATTTTAAAATAACTGAATACATACATGTAAGCATTTGTGTTCGCAAGATTGGGAAATAATGAGTATGTCGTTTGTGTCGTGAAATACGCTTCTCCAATCTCAATAAATACACGTTTTCCGGCACGCCCTGTTTCTGCGAATATGTATGTTGTTGATGGAAATAAATTAGGCAATTGAATTGTTACTATATCACGTATAATTTCAGATATATTTAAATGGCACTGATTAGTGCCAGCCACCGGCGGAATGAACATTCTCAATTTTGGCTGTCCCCAAAACGTCATGCCGGGAACGATTATATCAACGATGAATTTAAAACCATTATTAGATGTATTGTTGCTTGCAAAAACAAATACATCATCACTGTTATTTCCAACAACCGTCAGTGCTGTTACTATTGTTATAGCCATATCTTATGCAATTTTTACAATGATTTCCTTTTTGGTATGTTTAGCCAAAACATCTACCATCTTATCAATTATTCCGCTGTTCATTGTGTCTTCAATGAAATGATATCCCGGAATACCTTTACGTTGAATTGAGCGTGCAATAACGAACGCAAGTGATTTGTTTGCTGCTATTACCGCTTTACTTAAATCTTTTCCTTTCTTTCCTGTTTTCTTTCTTATATCACCTCTATCAATAATGCCGCGCCTCGCTATCCATCCCGTAGCACCGCTAAACACTCGTGTTGGTGGCATTTTATCCCTGAATTTAAATTTTGATTTCCTCGCTGATGGATACGTCTTATCTCTACCTTTTACGCCATGCTCAACAAACGTTGCATAATACGGAAGCGTTATCAAAACAAAATCATTGCCTATCTGCACATCCATCTCCTGCTGCAATGTTGAAGCGAATGGCTTAACCTTAGCGCCAACCTCCGACGCACGCGCACGCATTGCGAAAAGTAAATTACTTTTCATTTTAGCAACAAACTCATTTGCTAACTTTTCTAATACTTCTTTATATTTGATTGATTTCTCCGCCATTGCTCAATGTATTTCAAATAAGACAAATGATTAAGCACCTCAATAGCACTCATCTCTAACACTTGCTCGTGCTTGGTTATATCTTCGTTTGCTATCGTATGTAACACATGATACCACATCATTTCAACGTCTCCAATATTTCCTTCGCTATTCTTTTCTCCTGCTTTTCCAAATATCGCAGGGTAATTGTCTCTAATTTCTTTTTGAACTTTGTAAAAAAAAACAGTATCGGGTAACCTTGCGAAAATAAAACCTCTTTGCAATCAATACCGCTTTCGTATCTGCCACTTTCATTCAAAAGAAAACACGAAATAATCTTGTCAAAATTTTCAATCATATCTCTTTCATCCTTACATTTACTCAATATCAATTGCATGTCAATAAACTGTCCTGTTTTTAAATCTTTGACAAACTGAACTACTTTAAAATGCCTTCCGTTAATATCAATCGCCCGTGGAATGGGAAATTCCGGCTCTTTTGTTTTTAAAAACGAAATATCATAATCTGATAACTCAGACGGTGTCATCTGCATAACTCGCTCATACGGAACGCCGTATAAAGCAGTAACAATCTTTGCATACATCTCTATATCAGACAATGCAACATCGTTGGAAATGCGAACTATTTCCTGATACTCACGTATTGTAATATTGTTCCAATCCTTTTTCATATTTATTATGTTTTAATAATTCTGAACTCATTCTTTTCACCAACTGTCTGCATGTGCGTTGCAACGGCGTATCGTATTGCGTCCATAGCATGGTCGTTAAACTTCAATGGCTTGTCAACCACATTGCCGTTCTTATCTGTCATGTATTTATACATTGTAATTTCTTTCAATATGTTTGCTGAATCAATTGACACAAATATATTATAACTTTTCACACATTGAATCCCGTAATCAACATCTTTGTTTGATTTGTAAACATTGTAACCAGCGTCAAACAACTCTTCTATCCTATTTGCGTCTGCGCTATCGCAATATATCGGCGCATATCTATCTATCTTTAACTCATTTAAAATGTTTATAAAATCTTTGTTCGTTATATTAGTTTTATAAACTAATTCCCTTACAAACAAATTCTTTCCTGAAATCTTACATTCTATTAAAACAGTAGGATTGACAAAACCAAAATCCACACCATAGAACGATTCACCTTCTATATCTTGCCATCTATCGTTGAATGTGTAATATTTCGGATAAACTAACTCTCTACTTGAATTGCCCCACTCTCCTAATGCATACACATTGTAATAATCCTCATCTTTTTGCTTCAACATCTCCATGGTATAAACATATCCTTCGTCTATAAACTTATTGTCTAAATATGTTGTTTTAATTATTCGCTTATTGTAAGTGTTCTGCACGTGTTTATAAAGCCAATGCTGCTGCGAAACTGGATTGAAAGAAAGTATCATGTAATTGAATGCTTTCGTTGTCCTTAATCGCAATTTCAACTGCAAGTAATCTCTTTCACTGAACTCCGTCGCTTCTTCCAACCATATACAATTCGGCTCTTGAATTGATTTCAACTTTTCAACCTTATCTGACCCAGCTGCAATTAACTGATTTCCCGTTAACTCGCATGTAATTGACATATCATTCTCCCGGATATTGAACAACTCGTTCAAATTAAACTTATTGATGATATCTTTAAACAAAAGAAACTGCGAAACTCGTATCGTCCTGTGAACTTTTCTCAAATAAATACAACGGAAATATTTACGCTGCAAACACTGCAATATTAAATGTGTAGCAATAGCGTATGATTTACCACTGCCGGCGCCGCCGTAAAGTATCCATTCAGGATAACTCTCTGTCTCAAAGTGCAGCGGTAACGCCCATGTATTGAATATGTTCACGTTTACACTAATCTTCACAACTTTTTTCTTTGTGATAAACCTATTAAAACTAAAAGAATAAATAATTGAATTAAAAACACTATAATAAAAACCCACATAAAAACTTTTCCAAAATAATTATTCTCATTGAAATCTTTCTTATCTATCACATATCTATCTCTGTATATCGTTTTAATTATTGTATCACGCTTAACCTGCACTGATGTAAATATCGTATCGTAATACTTAAATATCTTAATCGTCGCATTTTCTCTATTTATAACCAATGTATCAATTTTCTTTCCAATTAAAACCGTGTCAAACTTTATCTCTCTCGTATAAACAGTATCGTATATCTTTTCAACGTGCTTATCAAGAAATGAATCACCATACTTACCAATCGTATATTCAACAACATACTTCGGTGAACGTTTTATAACTGCCTTATCAATGTGATACCCTGCGGTGCATGAAAACAAAAACAAAATAAAAATCAAAATTAAATTTTTCAAAACAATTTCAGGATTAAGCAACTTCAACGTTTTCTTATCTCTCATTGTCAAATGTAGATGTGCTCCTGTGCTTGCCCCTGTATTTCCAGTCAAAGCAATCAAATCGCCTTCTTTCAACTTTTGTCCTACCTTCACAAACACATGACTTAAATGTGCGAATCCGTAAATGTAGTTATCATCAGCACACTTACACTGCTTCCCACCTAAATTGTCCTCCCAAACATTAAGCACTTCCATGTTAGTGTGTGCAATTATTTGAGTGCCTGACGGTGTTGCAAGATCTATGCCGTTGTGGAAAGTTTTCTTTCCGGTTATCGGATGAACACGCTCACCAAACGGTGATGTCATGCGAAACTTCTGATATATCTGTTTTATTTTCATACGTCTTTTATTTTAATATTGATATTTTCGCCGGCAACGCCAATTACTATTGGTGCTGTTAGCCGACAACCGCAATCATGGAATAATTGCGAAAGACCTGTTATCTTTATCATCTTATAATTAGCAGAAATTAAATAAATATACCACCCGTCAATGTCTTTGCCAAAATTCATTGTGTCAAATACTCCATCGTTGAGTATCTTATCACCGGCTTTGAGTTCAACGTGTCCATCAAGTATTTGGCTCATCTTTACCATTAGTGGCGTCTTTTTCTTTCAATTCATTATAAACCTGTTTTATGTCTTTCTTATATTTAATTACTTGTTTTAACTTATTTAATAAATCATTAAAAATATCTACTTCATACAATATCTCAATATTCTCCTTTATGCTTAAAGCTTCAACAATCGCACCAAGTAATATGAATGCTTTAATTACATCAATACCTGCATAATGCTTAATAAATATTCCAAGTATTGCTACAATGAAGAATATCATGAACTTAAATGATATTCCTTTCAATAATCTCCATGAAGTAATCTTATTCTTTCTCTTTATGGACGCGGCAACGCCGGTTATCGTGTCTATCAGCATTAAGAAAAGAAACGTAACAACAACCTCTTTTTCTTTCAATAACAGCGAAACAATGAACGAATACACGAACATTATAGCTCCGCCGATTAACTCTAATATCGTGTCTGTATTTTCTTTTTTCATGATAAATTAGTTTTTTAAATTTTCTTTTATGTAGTTTAAAATATTTTCATCTTTTATATTTTCTAATAATATTTTTATTTCATTTCTTGATACGTAAGCGTTATAATGCGTATCATAATTATTCATTAACTCATTAAACGCCTCTGCGTTATTCATATTGCAATACGTTATCAGTGTTTCAAATGCTTTCTGTCTCTCTTCCTTTGCCCTAATATAGTAATCTGTTAATGTTTCAACATCTTTGCTGTAATTTCCTAATTTGAAATAGTTTGCAATCTCTCCGTTAACCTCCTTCCCGCATTCTTTCAATAACCTGCGGCATTGTATGAAGGTTATCTCTCCTCTGGCATACATATCATACAACCATTGCGGCTCGCAATCTTTTATATCAATCTCTACACCTTGCGAAATGCCACTAAATACGCCATATTCAGCGTATCGTGAAACAAAATTATTATGCTTAAATAATTTCATATCTCATTTATTTAAATTGTTAATAAAATTCTTTGTCCTGATATTAGAAAATAAATCGTATTATTGCTAATAAAAGAAGGAAATCCGCAATTCGTCGGCATTGACGTTTGTCCTGATAATGACACATATGAATAAGCACCAAATTCATCGTTATTAACATTTAGTAACTGATTTACTCCCGAAACAATAGATAAAATAAATGAACTATTAGTTGGCAATTCAAACCTCCAACCAAATAAATATACACCACTCGGTAATGTTATAGGTGATTGTAAATTAAATATATTATTCCCGACAACAATAGGAAGTAAATTAGTTTTCATAATTAAAGTGTTTATTTTGTTTGAAAAATCCGGCTGATATATTCCAAATTCAAATTTAACACTACCACCGCTCGCATTATGCGATAATACTTTCATACCAATTGCTTCAACTATCATTGGCTCTGGTAGTAAACCAAATGTACCTCTAAACTCATTTGTTTGTGTTATATTTCCACTATTTATGTATGAATTTCCAAATACTGAGTGAGTAACATATTTACCTGTTGATGTATTCTTGCCAAATATACCACTGTATGCGGTAATTGAAATATCACCGTAATTCCTATCAATATACCATTTCAAATTCTTTAACGTAGTTACGCCGTCGCCAATTTTAAAACATTTTCTATCTTCTTCTAAAAATACAATAGTGTTCTTTCGCAACACATTATTAGTATTCGCCTGAAACCACGATATATTGCGAATGATAATCACATTGTCCGCAGCCCATTGCGTTCCATTATGAATAAAAATATCTCCGTTTCCACCCGTTGGAAAATCAGTAATATCAGCTAACTGATGTGTATGTGGTGATGGCGGAAATGTTGATGGTTTATTATTGATATTATCCCAATCTACCGAATTACCACCAAAGTATGACTTCATGTTTAACGCTGAAACACTGCGATTGTCAAGGGATACACTATCCCTTATCACAAACAAATCAGCGTCGTCAACGCTTGTCTTTTGAATTAATTGCGATATTTTCTTTGCCTGATTAGCCATATCTTATTCTAATAATATCGGAAATTCATTCTCTTGCAACAACACAGCCGGCGGTAAGATATACGGAATGCCGCACGAGTCAAGCGTATTGGGCACTCGTATTGAAACTCTTGTTAACCAACCAGCAATTATATCATCATTGAACATGTCTCTCACGTCCTCTAATGATATACTGTCGCCATTCGCAATGCCCATATTTACGACACTTTTCAATTCAACCTCCGCAATAACATCTAACAACACCTGCCGTGTGCTTTCAAGCACCATCATATCATTCTGCAATGCTTTATCAATTTTATCCAATGCAAGCAATTGAAAGTTAAACACGTTGTATGATTTGTAAACATCAACGCTTTCAATAGCAAGTAACACAGCAAGATATTCAATGTCTTTCTTTACTGCAATCTGGTCTAAATAATCAAAATGAAAACTCTTTATTTGCGAATGAACACCGCAAATTGTTTCAAACAACTTCTTTATATCAAGTAATGTTAAAACCATTTGAAAAACCAAAATTTGCTATCAACAGGTAAACCAATACGTGAAATGTCTTCCGCATAATGCTGTGCACCGCTAATATTCAGCGATGTAGATGTGTATGCGTTCAATTTGCCAAGCATTTGTGAAATATCATCCACATTCAAATAATCTGAATACGTCGTTTTATTTGCAATTAGAAACCGCAACATTCTTTGTGCGTAGAATTCCGCTAAATTACGTAACTCTTCACGAACTTTATCTATCTCAGTGAAATCAAATACTTCTCCACTTTCGGTTTTCTTCTTTACAATGCCCTGTGCAGTGAACCTCGCATTCAAATATAATGGCAAATAACACAGTGCATACCTCGCAATCGTGGGTCTTAAATAATTGTCAAGAAAATCTTTATTCGCAGTCGTTAACGTGTTCGTGTCAACCTGTGTTTTTAATGTTTTTAAAAATTTAGTTCCAATAATTGACTGAATGTCAATCTCCTGTGCATCATGAATTGATTGCAATATGAACCTATCGTCAATATTGCTGTCTGGTATAAGATTATTCTTAATATATTCGGGCGAACAAAGGTAAATCATACTTCAAATATTTTCTTTAATTGCTCAAACTCATCATCTGAAATATCATCATTACTCGCCGCTACGGCTTGCTTATCATCGCTCTCATCACTTTTCAGAGTAAAGAACCCCTCAATGCTAACGCCAATTACTTCCTTCTGCTTTATCATCTCCCACGCCTCATCGTTCAACACTTTCAACGCAATGTACAGCGTCTTTTCCGGTAATTTAGAAAAATACTCCGGTGCTGATATACCGATATTTGCGTCAGAAAAGAAAACTGAAATTAAATTCACGTTGTCAAATACTTTACTGCCATGCTCGTAATTGATGTATATTTTCTTTCCGAATAACTTACCTGCTACTTTCTCAATCTCCTGTGCGTCAATGGTGACAAAGTAATCGCCAATGTCTTCTGAATATCTGTATATCAATTGATTAGGTATCAGTAATGGTGATACAATAATACGTCTCTCTTCATTGAAATAAATCTTTCTCTTTTCTTTTGAAAATGCAATAAAATCAACACCAATAGCCGGTGCATCAGTAAGTGCTATTGCTTGCACCTCGCCATTTTCATCGCATATCATTTTGTAAACTTTCATAACACTATGCTTTTGAAATTATTATGTGCTGTTTCCACGTATGCCGGCAGTGCGGAATATTTATCTCCGTTCCTTTCACACGATACCATCCCCCTCGCATTGTCCATACGTCCCACCCTACCTCTGCGCTTATCCCGTCAATTTCTTCTCTCGTCCATAAATTGCCTTCCGCTTTCCTTTGCTCACTCTCTTTCATCAATTCAATGCAAAACTCTCTACTCGTCTTTTTGTTCTTATCATTGAAGCCATAAGCCCATTCGTATGAATATCTTACCTCCTTCTTAATATACCCCTCCTTATTCTGAACGGCAATAATTCCTTTCGGCGTAATGCCGTTGTCATCAATATATCCGTTCCTTCGCAAACTATCAATATACTCTTTCAACAAACTCGTTGATATTCCTACTATTCCAGCAAACAAACGCATGTCGTTAATGATATTTCTATCTTTTAATATCCAATCTAATATCTGCAATTCTATCTCACCTAATTGCTTGGCATACTTCAACAACACTCGTGCCTCACTCTCTTTCGTCGGCTTCACGTAAACATCATCACTATTAACTATTTCAAACTGATCAATTTTCTTTTTGCTTTTAATTTCCCTTAACTTCTGCAACACATCTGTTTTAATCTCCTCAATATCTTTCTTTTGTCCTGCGCTCAACGGCTTATAACCCAAGCCCTCTCTTATCTCATCAATAGTAAGTATTCCTCGCAATTCAGTAATGTCTCGTGTTACAACATCAAAATCTTTCACATCAAACTCGCCAAGTAAACGTTTCAAATGCTTATCAATTTCATTTCGCTTTGGCAATACATACGCGCTTTTGAAAATGTTCGCAGCGTCAACTAATTCATTCCTTCCGCCTAACTGTCCCGGCGTGCGAACACCAAACAGCATCGGTGATGTTACACGATGCGCAATGAATATCTCCTGCATAACTATTTCACTTAGCTTGCCGAACACTTCACCAACATCTGGTTGGTCTATCTTTGCCACGCTCGCAACATCATCGGGTCTCTTGAAAAAGTTTATCATGAATGAACCAGCACGCTCATCACCGCCCCATATCTCTTGCACCATCTGCTCAATCCTGTCTCTCTCCTCCTGCGTTAAACCGGCTCCCGGCATGTTTATCATTGTGTTAGCTGCGAATCCTCTGCGAACGTGATTATTGCAATAATTAGCAATACGATAATCTAACTCAATATGCTGCAATGCACCTATGTAATCAGGCACAGGATAGTGCCTGCTATATCCCAAGTCCTCAATTAAATAAATTGAATATTTCAAATTATTCAACTCATCAAATAAATCATACTCAATATACTGTGCTTTCGTATTATTAGTATATTTGAAAACACCTCTCACATTAACCCACTCGTCGCTATACGCAATTACATTTTGTTTATTTTTTAATTTGCGAAAATTAGAATAATTAAAATATTGCACATCGCTCACTTTACCATCAATGCTACGTATCACCTTTAATGCACATCCGCCAAACAGCAAGTAATCACGTATGCATTTCTTTCTAACCTCTGCAAACGTCGCTTCAACATTACCGGAAATCATCAATACTTTACCTTCTACAATCGCCTGATGCGTCGGTGAGTAGTGATATAAATCTATGAGATATTGAAAGAAATCATTGCGTTCTCCCCACCAATACACGTCCCTTGAACTGCCCGTCTGGCTTACGATTGGTGAAGACACACTTTTAAATTCTATCTTATTTCCTGAAACTTTTCTTTCCATCAACTATAAAACTTATTTGTTTGCGTTTCATTATAAATTGAATTTCCTTCCGGCGCACCCTTCACTCTCGCTATCTGATAAGCCACCAACGTATTAGTGTCGTCATAAACGTAAACATCATACAATTGATAATCCAACACTATGTTGCTTGGCTCAACAATAGAAAATTGCAAATACCTCTCGGGATTAGCAGAGATATTTGCAACATTGGTTAATATTGTCTTTTTATTATCCGAAAGCCCTATAAAGTGAATTGAATACGGCTGCGTGGTGTCATGATTCACGCAGTTGGTAAGAACAATGACATTAACCGTATTCTTTTGTAAATAAAGCACATCACTGTGTTAATTGGTTATACTCGTTAGCGGTAATCTCGTATATCGGATGAACGTCTTTGTACTGAATAGTAACCTCGTAGCCAAACATATCGCCGAACGCCGTGCCTGTCGTAGCTTGCGTCGTGGTCATGTATGCGCCTTTATACAATCCCATCAGGAAATACTTACCTGCATTCGTTTTAATTGCTACAAGCACATTGTTCTTCGCAAGTAAATCAAGTTCCTTTGAATTTTCAGCAGATAAACCTTCTAATTTGAATTTCAATTCATCCTGATAAAACAATGTTGCATTCTGTTCATTAACATTAGTCGTCTCAGTGAACGAAGACGTCTCCTGTCTGAACTGATACTTGTACCAGCCGGTGTCAGATGATGAAGCAATTGTTACTACGTTGCCAGCACCGATAGTAAAGTCGGCTTCTGTAATCGGCAACGCTTTAATCTTAACCTCGCTTACACCGCCGGCAAACTCTTTGCAACCAAGCGTGAAACTCTTAGTTAACGCACATGGCATAGTTACTCAAATTATGGGGTTAAATGAAACTCTGAAACAAGGTTAAAGAACTTAACTCCAACACCAATCTCATACACCAATCTGATACGCAATGCGTTGGTATCTTGCGAAAACCATAATGCGTAATCTTCTAATGAAACGTTGTATGCAAGAACTAAATTCTTCTCATACGTTGCATACAAGTTCTGTTTGTGCTGAGTAATCTGTCCAGCAACGTTATTACTATTTAATCCCATTGCAGGTACCACTAATACATTACTTCCCGGATAAACGAAGGGTTGCAACTTGCCACCCTGAACATTCACATCATACTGATAGTGGAAATAATTAGCATTACGCAATGCAGTCATTAACGTGATGAATAACTCGGAAGGACAGAAAAGAATAGGTCTATCACCAACAGTTACATCGGTTGTTAACTTGGAAATTACCGTGTCAAATACATTGATAACGTTGCTTACAGTAATCGTTTGTCCAGATGGTAACGTTGATTGATTAGCAGCAGGGACGTTTTGCTGCATCAATGAAACCACACCATCAAATGCTTTTAAATCAGCAGGATAAGAAGAAGCAATTGAGCGTGTATCGGAAAGATACAGTTGAACGCTCTGCTTCTTAGCCGCGCGAGTTAAGTAACGTGTTATCACTTGGTCTAATACCGCAAACGTGTCCGGGTGTTCAGTGTTTGTCGGCAACCACTGCGTGGTGAAATACTTCTTTAAGTCCTGCAAACACCATGCATCTTCAATACGCATCGGCGTTGTTTTTATCGTGAATTGCTTGATTGAGGTAGTAGCCGTAGCGTTATTGCCACAAATATTCGTATCTGCGGTCGGTGTAACATCAATCACCGGCAATTTAACTTGCTGACCAGAAATGTTCGTTACTTTATCAAAGTAATCAAACGAACTGTCAAGCTCAATCGGTGCAGTGATTAACTCACCCTTTCTTTCTTCAATCCACTGGTTTAAAGTAGAAACATCAAGTGCCATAATTGATTAGTTTAATTGTTTGTGGTTTTGTTTATTTATTTTTTGAATTATTGTTTCAATTTCTTTGAATTGCTCATTAGTAAAGCAATAAACCATATCAGGTTGATATTGCTTTTCTTTCGTGCTTACCGCTTTTGATTCTTCTTCGGTAAACACAACAGTTGTATGTTTTTCGTTAACTGAAATCTTTTTCATTTTAAAATTTCATTTTCATTAGATTCTCACGAAACGAAACGTTGGCAGGTTTCTTTTCTTCCTTCTTCTCAGGAATATTTTTCCACAACGTTTCAACCTTCTTATTTAATTCAACAATTTGATTCTTCAATTCTGAGTTTTCTTTCTCCAATGCAGAAAATTTAATGTCAATCGATTTTGAAATCACATCAATAACAGCAGACATCGCAACAGCGTTTTGATTTTCTTCCTTCTTTTGCTCTTGCGGTTGTTGCTCCTTCTCAATAACTTCAACGGTTTTTATCACACCGTCAACAATAGAAAGTTTATACTCTTTCCCGTTGCCAATTACAACCACGTCACCGGTGAATTGCTCGTTTAATACTCCGTCTTTCTCAACTAAAACTTTGTCTCCTTCCTTCACCTCTTCGCTCGGCGTTTGAACGACAATTGAGCCGTCTTCCGTTGCAAGCGTTGAGAATTTCAACTTTTTGAAAATCGCAGAAAGCATTACACGTATTTGTTTCAATCCATTCTCTGCTGTTTGTTTTATTTGTTCTGCTTTTGACATACGAAAAAATTTATGAAGCAAAGTTACTACGGTTACTTTCAATTAAAACACGTTTTAAAATGAATTTCAATTAAAACACTAACATATATTTTAAATAAAACTAAAACATTTTAAATAAAACCTATAAATCCAGCACCAATCAAAAATTTCACAATGTTGCTGGGAAAAAACCACATCAAAAATCGCGTTGTTACACTACGGCAGTGCGAATTTTTAAATTATCACAAAAAAAAATAAAATGTGAATTCATTGATACATGCGGATTGTAACAATGTAACAACGCGATGAGTTAATCAAAAATCGGTTGTTACACTACGGCAGTGCGGAATGTAACAATGTAACAATGTTTTTTAAAATTAATATAAAAAAAATTAATATAACAATTATAATTTTAAAAATCTATTTAAATAGCGTTTAACATCGAATCTTTGAGTTAAATTCTTATAGCTCATATATCTTATCTTACCAAATATTTTTCTTTCCTTAAAAGGTCTATCAAAATTACCAAAACACCAAGAGATTCCGGCATAACCATTAGGATCTCTACCATCCAAAAGATACTTATCATTTAAATAGCAAGCTATATCAAAAGCTTGTTTAGGATGCTCAGTCCATTCAATTATTTTTTTAGCCCAATACATCCTCATATAATTATGCATCTTACCAGTAATTAAAAGTTCTTGCTGAGCAGCATTCCAATACTCATCATGTGTTTTACCTTGTTCTAATTCTTCTAAAGTATAAAGATACTCTCTTTTATCTACTAAATGCTCTTCTAAAGATTTTCTAGCCCATAAAATAACCCCTTCATACTGATTATAAAAT